ATAGAATCCATGTGCCTCCGCTCCTTTCATCGCACCTATATTCGAAGATCTCATCACCTCTGTTCTGACAATCCTTCTTGCCCTCATTGCTGAATAAGCCAAGTTCTCATCGGATAGTATGAGTTTCACAATCTCATCCACGCCTAAGCCTTCTTCAATCCCCTTTGTCACGATATCGTTTAGTTTCTTCTTTGTAGTTGATGTTATATCAGCCACCAAGACAAATCCCTGCTTTAACAAGAACTCAAGCACCGCATCAGTCCACTCACGATTAAATCCTAATGTTTCAGCCTTTTGTGATTCAATCCTCAATGCACGATAAACACTATTGCCAAATAGCAAAACGGATTCTTTGTACATGGCTTCGAATATCTTCAACATCTCCTTATCCCACAAATCCAATCCCAATCGTGAACGTGCAGCATCAATACCGATGACTTCGATATCACGAGCAAAACGCTTGAAAGTATTCCAAACAGATTGTTGAATCTGCTCAAAGTACTTTTTATCAAGCCCTGCTCGTAGCCTCTCCGTTTTCATCCAGTATTCCTTCCGCTGCTTTGCGTTCATTTTCTAATCTTGTTTTATACGCTGCCCTCAAGGCATCCATCATCCTCTTCTCTATCAAGCAGTTACGTTCTGCTTGTGTCTTTGGGTATTTCTCATACACCATTTCCATTATTGTCATCAGGTACCGTTAAATCCATCATTGCCATTTCTAAAGGCATCATGCCTCCGCTTACATAAGATGAGGCATAAGCACCTCCCTTTTCTTCATATCCCATCGCAGTACGCTTCTCATCAAAGGTCAGCCAATCGGCTTGTTTGAGCTGAGCCACCATCTTCTCCATGTCTGCTTGTAGTTCTGGTAGTGCTGAAATGTCGTAATCGATATATACGTTATCCCCAAATCTTGGAACAAGCCAAGAGTTTAACTCATCCCTCAATTCCGCACAAAGTGGTGCAATGGTGTTGGTAATCAGGTCACGCATCCCATTCGTGTAGTTGTTGTAGCTTGATGTATCGGTATCAAACAACACAATAGGCATACCGAATACCCTGCACCATTGGTGCAGTGTCATTTGGAGAGTCTTCACAAGTTCCATGTCAACCGATGACAACCCGAAGTTTAGGTAGTTGTACGGGTACTGCATCACACCAACAGAACCTTTGTTGTCAGTTCCGTTTATCCGCTCATTTATAGCACGTTGAATAATTGATGCCTGTTCAGGAGTCATTTGAGGCACATTGTTATTTACCACTTCAGGTACCAATGCACCCTTCGCTCCTCCATTCTGTGTCATCTTAGCACTTGCATCCGCTGCGTTATTCGACATCCTCAACAGTTTCCACGCTGAACGAAGTGGGGAAACGCCTCTAAGATGAGAACGAGTCACATCGTTAAAATCTGGATTCCAAGACTTCCAATGACATACATTCGCCTTTGGAATGTTGATACCTTGAGCAACCATGAGTTTGTATCCAATCAACCCGTAAAGGTCATTAGGATCAGGGTAAATCTCAAGTAATTGAGTCGGCAAAACGTTGAGTTCAAGGAATTTCCCATTCTCTATATTACCATCGTTGCCATAGATGTTACCTTCTCCGCTCAGTATTCGATATCCAAATAAGTTCTGAAAGAACTGGTCTTGTGCCTGTGATGGATTTGGTCGCTCAAGTAGTTTAGCCAACGGAGTCCCAGTTACCATGTTTTCCTCATAGGCGTTCTTTCGCTCCATCAAGGCACGTTCAAAAGCACCTTTGTTGTGCAGACCCTTGGAGAGTTGCTTATAACGTTCTAATGATGTTTTAGCCTTCTCGCCTGGCTTCATCTTGTAAACGTACCAAGGTATTGAACCCGCTTTACGTGCAAGGAATGTCACAATTGCGTAAACATCCGAATTACCCAGATAACCATCATCAACGTATGCCTGTTGATAGTACGGCTGAAGTACAACACCATTCACGGCTTGAACTTCTCTTTGAGCTCCGATATTCGGATTAAGTCCTTTCTTCTTGAATATATCTAAAACACCCATATTGTTATATTATACCCCAAGTTAGTTGGGGTGCGTTTAATTTCGTGTATACACTATATCTAAGTCCGTCAATGGCATGATCCATGAATTTAACAGGTTCATCAAGTCTCTTGCCATTTTTGTCCGTTTTCCACTTATAGTTCTTGAGTTCTTTGATTAAGTTGGCTGAAGTATCCAACACAAAGAAAGGTAAAGATTTTATCTTTTGAATTCCAACAAAGACATCTTTGTTTGAAGGCTTTGCATTGAATCCATTCCGTACAAGTTCCTCAATGGTCTTAGGCTCGGCAGAATCGCAGAATATCTCATCATAGGCTGAAATGCCAAGATTCTTAATCCGCTCTACAAGGTCATTTGTTGTCAGCTTAGTTTCATACAACATCTCCTCAGCATATATACCACCATCATGAAATACCACCTTAACCATTGCTGATGGGTTATTAAATCCAAAGTCTAACCCGTAAACCGTCTCACCTTCAGGCATATTGGTTACTGGCCTCCAATGAGTGTAAACTGTGTCATTCTGATTTCCCTTCTGACCTAATCCGTAAACGAGCCAATAGTTTTCATCAGCATCCTTTAAGCGTTCTATTTCAGCTACCAATTCTTTCGGCAGGAATGGATTGTCTTTGTATGTGGTTATAAAGAAATCAGCATCATCCCTTGGAATGACTTTATCAAACACCCAATGATATTCATCCGATGGGTTATAGTCTAATACGATTTTACCCTCAGTCCTCATCGTAAGCTGCACCCATGCCTCATAAGACATTTCAGTACACTCATTCATGAATAAGTAAGTTCTCTTCCTTCCCCGTATTTTATGCGGTTGGTCAACGGAAACGAACTCAACCAGGTTCCCATTGAGGTTGTAAGTCTGCTCTGTTTTATTGTGATTACTCTCATCGTAAATCCCCATCTTGAGCAGAATCTCAATGAAATCACGCAGCACCGAACCCTTGATGCTTGGTAGTGACTGCCTTACAATCGAAAGCGTTTTGCCACGTTCTTGGAGGAGTTTGATGACAAACCATAGGATTATGTTGTACGTTTTACCGCTGCGTGATCCGCCCTGCATCACGCTAATACGGGAAGATGAATCCTTGAGGATTTCAAATACTCTACTTGTTTGTATTTTCAGCGGTTGCCCCATTGATTATTTCTACGACTAATCCTGATAAATTGCCTTCGATTGTCTGCTCTACTTTCTTTACTGGTTCGCCAAGGTAGTATTTCACAAAGAGTTTAATGGCTTCCATATCCTTTTCCTTGATTTTCTCACCCCAAGCCTTGAAGGCATCAGGCTCGAACACAGATAATTTCTCCATCTGTTCCTCTTCATCCATCCTCTTTTTCCGACCTGCTCCAGGTCTCTTTCCACCCCATCCTTTAACGTTGCTCATGATTTTCTCCTTGTTTATTCAAGACTATTGCGTGCATATCGTGTGTAAAGCCTTTAGAGTCCACTTCTTGCCTCTCAAATATCCTCAGCTTAACCCAACCATCATCCGTCTGCAAAGTGTCTAAATACGCCTTAAAATCCTCCACAAAGACATTCAGCATTATGCTATTGTCTTTGGTATTATGCCGTATGTAAAAACCTTTCTTCGCCATTTAAACAAAATTAATCAGAATTGGATATTTATGGCGAAATATTTTTTATTCCGATAATTTCACGTGATTACACACTATTGTGTAATTGTCAAACTCAATGCCAATAAGGGTTTCAGCCGATTTTTACACATACACACGTTTTTACACATTTTCATATTCTGTTAAAGGCTTACACTAATTCTATATTATATATATATAATTATTTATATCTATATACGTTACACGTGTAATTGTGTAAACGCTTGTCAGTAGTGCGTTTCAGCGTACACAAAGACGTGTATTTTTGTGTAATAATCATCATTTTTTCGTGTATTTCCCACTTCCATGAGCAATAAACAACTTTGAAAAATTGGCATTCCTTATTGCAGAATCGAATTTTCTTTCATTCAAATTTATCCTTGTACAAACCTGAACTGCTTCTTTTCGTGTAAAAGTATCTGGCAAAGCATCATATAAATTATTTAAATCCTTTGGCAACCCAGTATCTGCTTTCTCCTTAAGTTGACCTATTAAGCGTATTGTGGTTTCAGAATAGTACTTATAAAGCCTATGTGATAATCTTACAATATTAGAATCAATAACAGGGTTTACGGGATTTTGCATTATGGCTACAACTTGCGTTAATCTTCCAAAATAATTGGACATTTTAGCATGAGTTCCAAGGATATAACCATCAACTCTGTTTTTTATACGTTTATTGGCTTCCTTAATTTCATCTCTTGATATTTGGGTGTAGAGTTCAACGGCTTGATCAGTAGCTTGAATCTTTATTTTATATTTAGTATCAGTATTATATCTAATCTGATTATGATATAAAGTTTCAAGTATAGTTACCCAATCATAATGTATATCACCTTTTTTGCTAAATGGGTCTACATCTTCATTAAGTAAAATATAATCTGATTCGCACATTAAAAAACGTGATGCGAAACCTGAAACAATGGTATCTGAGGTGAATATTTGCGAAAGTCTATCAGTTTGTGTGCCGAGCAGAAGGCTGATATTTAGGTTCTGAACTACCCTCTCATTATCTCTATTAGCAAGAACTTTGCCATACCTACCACCATTAAAAGCAGTGGTAAAAAATGATATAGAGTTATTTGTAGTTTTATGTGAGGCAGCGTTCATAATCTCCTCAGCCTCATCTACATACACACCAATTCCACTTGGTTGGTGCATACACAAAACAGTGTATCCTTCAGTTGTCCCGTCTTTCAAAATGGGGATAATTCTCTTTGGTTTAGGCTCATCATAAAACTTTTTTTCACTCATTCCCTTCTTTCGCCTTATCTCCCATTCTTTGAGTTTAAAATCATATTCCCTATCAGCTTGTTCAAGTATTGGCTTCATTGGGTTTTGCCACATAACATCATAAGCAGGAGATTTACCAACTGACATCGGAGCGACAAGGAAACAAAATAAAATGTTATTTGCTCCTCTTATATCAGAATAATAAACTGATCCTGCAAGTGATGCAACTGCCCAAATTCCTGCCGTTGCCAAGAATTCTGGAGACATTGAACGTTCTCTCGCCACATCAAATAAAGATTCTCGGACTGTCTCAGGGAATATCTCAAATGGAAATTTTATTTCATTTTCCACTATTGGTAATTCTTCGCCTTGAGCATCAAGTATCATTTTGCATACTTCAACAGTTGTATCCCAGTCTCTATCATTCTTATAAAACAGGATAAATGATGGTGGCAAAGACCATATTTCATATTCTTCTTTATCGTGCCATGATGGGTATTCTGGCATTGATGCCGTAAATAGCATCATTCTTTTACTCTTATAATAAACTTTTGCAGAATACAAAGCCTCTGACCCTTTACGCCTAAATGCAACAAAAGAATCTTTCTGCTTGTACCTAAAATCATATACTTGCTCAAGACCTATCTCATTTAATATCTGCGTGAAATTATCATCAGATAGAACTTTATCGAATTTCATCAGAACATCTTGATGTTCTATTGGGTAATTTACCGCCTTCTTATTTGGATCGTATTTTGGTTTATACTCATTGAAAAGCTGACTTGTCTCAACTAAGTATTGATATTCCTTTGATGTCAGATAGCCTACATCCTCCATTGATTGGTGGTAAAGAGAATACCCAGGTGTAGGATAAGTGTAAATAAGTTTACGTTTGCAGTAAACTGCAATGACTTCAGCACCTTCCTCAGATTTGGCTATGCCTGTTTTATGTGTTAGTCCTGTATACTTAAACCAAACGTGGTAGCCTTTATTTCTTGTTTCTTCAATGTATAATTTATTATATACATCAGGCATTGTATTTATTACAATTGCCTTCCATTGGTTAAATATGTCCTTATTTTGAGTATTCTTTAGGTCAAAGTCAAGACACCCGTAATCGTCATCAATCCTCACCATTAACCCGTTATGAGTATTATGTAGTGGGAATAGTTCTTTTGCAGTCTCCCATCCTACTGGGTGAAAAGTTGATTTCTTTTCTGCATCCCAATTAACACTAATGGGGAATAATCCTAAATCTGCGTAATCGTGATAATATTGTTCTATCATGGGGTAGTAAAGTTAATGGTTATGAATTTGGGAATGACAAGCATGGCAAACAGATACCAATTCAAATAGTGGTTCTTTGAATATATTTTTATATGTTAAATGATGTACCGCTTGTGCAGGAGCAGATAAACACGCTTGGCAGATGTTATTATCTCTTTTCCTGACTATTGCAGCTTTCTGCCTCCACTTTTCAGATTTTATATATGTATCATAAATTGCTTTCCATTCAAGTTTTTCTCGTCTTGCTCTTTCATTTGTAAAATCATTAATTAATTGATAATATATATGATTTACACGTTCATGAATATTTGAATATTCTTCGTTTTTCTCTTTTGTAATAAATTGTAAAGTATGGTAATCATCACCTTTTGCCATAACCCTACCTTGAACTTTTTTGCAATTTTTACAAGCAAGTCTTCTTGTCCATGATCCATTAGACTGCTCAACTCTTACATGAACTAATTCTTGTTTTTTACAACATGAACTATCACCATGTGTTTTACCTCTATTCCCACAATCATAACACCCAAAAAACTGAATAAATTCAACATCTTGTAAAATGATGTTTGTACTTCCGCATTTATTACATACTTGCATAAAATGAAAAAACCTCAAAAAGGCACGGGGGAAACAAGTTTGTTCTTACAAACTTCCGCACCTCTTTGAGGTAAATCGTTATTATTCTACGTTGGTTTCCCGACAACGTACTTTCTACAAATTTACAACTTTATCATACAACTCCAAAAACTGCTCTGGTGTGCTGATGAATTCATAAATTCCGCCTGCTCTGCGTTCTCTTTCTTGTTCAAGTAATTGCTCTGGTCGTGGCTTATCAGCACCGCATTTTATTTCCAACATTAGGCTACGGCCACGCACAGTAGCACTAATATCGCTGCTGCCTTTCCTCGTACTTGACGGAATCCATTTACCTTTAACAACTCTTCCTTGAACATTCACCCTTGTGGCTCGGTGACCTTTCCAAAAGAGGAAATTAGTGATGTATTTAGTTAATCCATTCGCTTTAGCGACTGATGGCATCGGAGGAGGTGAATAAAGTCCATCTTTCCATGCGTTTGGATATTGTTCTTGAAACCATTCTTTGTGTGCTGCGTTATATCGTTCTTTCATAATTAATAGTTTAAAAATCCCCCAATGTAGACACATCAGGGGTAAATCACAGATTGAACATTAGAAAGGTAAGTCCTGCATTATGGGTGCTGCACTATTGGATTTTTCAACGGGTTTAAGGTTACCAATATAGGTCTTTTTCGTTTTAGCCTCTCTTTCTTCCTTGGATTGACGGATGGAAATACTACCAGTATTGCCATAATTGTCGGGTTGGTCATTAATCCAAATGTCTACTTGAAGATAAAGTTTGCCGTTCTTGGCTTGTGTTAGCTTTGACTTGTCGATGTCTGAAACGCAGATGCTGCCTGTAAATAACTGACTCATAATTATTGGTTTTAATAAATTTCTTTTGGAACTCCGAAACGTGATATCTGATCTTCCCACCACGAATGGTCTTTAGGTATCATTTTTTTCTCAACCCTTGCATTCTTTGGATCAATTCGGATTATCATACCCAAATCGCTCATAGTGGCTGCCATGTAGCCGTTTACTTGCCTATCATAGCCAAAATAAGGGATTGAGTTTCGTAAAGGTACTTCAGATACCTTCAAATCTAAAACTATCTTACCCGTTCTAACCATGTCGACTCTGCCCTTATAAGGCATTATAAGACCGTTATTTTCGAACTCTGCGTATACTGATAACTCAGTATCCAAGAATGGTAATAACGCTCCCAATTCGGCTTTAACTGCGTTGGCAAGTGGTACAACGATATCCCGATTCTCATGGTTGTAATTCTCAGGCTCAAGTAGGTACTCATGCACCGCAGTACCAAGACGCATCTTTGCTGATGGTGTGAATCCTGCTCCTTTGGTTATACCTGAGTAGGAATATCCTTTCATTGTGTTATAAGCCTCAAAGTTGTTTCGGTAGTACTGGATGTTACTTACTTGCATACTTCTTCAGTTTGAAGGTTATGCAATTCCGCTCCAGACTTCGCCAAAGCTTCAGCCATTTGAGCGAGAGTCAGCTTACTCCATGACTTTACACGTAACTTATCAACTGGGAATACACGTATAAAATTAACCAGTACTGCCTTTGCCCATGCCTCTGATTCCACAACGATAATTTTAACTTCACGTTTAATGCGTGGGGTTTCAAGGGTAATTGTCTCAGCTTGTGCAATCAGCGTGTTAGTAGCCGTCTCAATGGCTATCTCTTGAGCGATTTCAGCCTCTCTCTCCGCTGCTTGTTTCTCAAGTACCTTGATTGCAACCTCGGCATTGGCTAAATCCATTTCGTAATTAATCCATTTTTTCTCAGCCTCAGATTGGTAACGCTTGAGGTCGAGTTTCGCATCATACTTTTCAATGGATTGGAATATCTGCAATGCCCTTTCATCGGATACAAGTGTACGCTGAAATTTAGCCATTTCAGGTACCTCAAAGAGTGATAGTATCCGTTTCATATCTGCTATCATTGCAGGTATTTTCTCAACAGGAACACGATTGGCCAGGCAGTTGCGATATGAGGCATCAATACCCTTCTGGTAATTAAGCCTATTCTCCGCAGCAATCCTGAAATACTCATTAGTAATGTGGTTACGCAGTGCAGCCTCTTCATTAATTAGTGCTTGAGCCTGTAAAGTTTCTTCCTCTTGTTTCTTACGCATCTCAAGTTCCACCACGGCAGCAGCGTTGATTAAGTTCTGCATTCTCTTCTCATATTCCATTGCAGGGTTTATGAGTTTATCCGTAATCATGCTAGTGAACGCCATTCTCTTATCCTTGGCAGATGCCATGATTGACTTTGCAGATTTTAGGTTATCCGTGGTGATTTCCTCTAATGAAGACTGAACCATAAGTTCAGCCTTTTGTAATTCATCAAATAGGTTATTTTTCATGTCTGCCATACGCAGCCACCCGTTTTGTTGTGTTGTCAGTTCCATACGTGATTTATTATTACTGCCCATATTGCAGCGGTGAATAATGTGATTAATATCCAGACAAGTCTGAATTTCCAACGTTTCATAAAATGATGTTATTGGAATTCGCAGATTCAAGTTCACTCCGTTGGTCTGGTGTCATCTCTACATTTTCGATTGCCCAATCATAGTTTTTACCCCCCTTTACCGATTCTATGAGTTTTGCCCATTGCTCTTCATCAAGAATGCGTTTGGGTGTCTGAATCGGATGCTCAGGCTCTTGCATCTCCTCTGGCACGTAGACTGGCCCTTCATAAATGTCTGGGCAGTACCACCTAACTCCGTTTGACATAGCACGTGCGAAAAGCATATTCCGTGGGAATCGGTCAAGGTTCTTTGTTCCTGCTTTCTTAGCATCCTCAATGGTGAATGTTGATACTCCGATTGACTGCCCATTCTCTGTAAATTCTACTGTGCAGATGGTGTCTGACATCTCAGTTACACGATAATTGTACTTCCCACTCGCTTTAACTCTTGATGCCATGAGTCCTGCTCCGATGGTTGGCTTTCCTTGGATGATATGGATTCCCGACATTGCTTGGAATGGTGAGATGCCCATTTCCGCACCTGCCATGATTTTAACTACTGCCTGACTTGCTGATTTGATGTCTGCGAACATACCTGATTTGTGGAATGTTTCGCCTAATGATAATGCGTCTTGTGCTTTAATGAGTTCCTGTTTCATTGCTGCTTTTTTAGTTATTAATTAATAATGTACGTACTGCCTTGCTGAGATTCCCGTATTTTTCATTTATAATACGTTTTTCATCAGCGGTGAGGTAAGCCGTTACGATTAGTTTACGCTGATCTTCAGGCAGTTTCTTCCTACCTGGCTTCTGTCTTACTTTTTCTTCCATGTGTTAAATATGTTTGATGAACT